CACATGGCAGAATATACGACTTTGGAGCAAGTAAAAATCCGTCTGAAACAATTTCATATTGATTCTGAAAGTTCCGAGGTCGTGTTTGACCATTTGGAAGAAAATCCTCTTATGGAACAACTTATCAGTCAAGCAGAAGCCGACATCAGAGCAAAGAGAATATACCCGAAAAGCTACACGGAAGAGAAGATTGCTGCGGATATGAAAAAATTTCAGTCCGTTGTGGTTAATCTTGTCGTGTATGACAGATCGCAAGCCGGTGAAAACTTCATGGCAAGCTATTCAGAGAATGGAGTGTCGAGAAAATGGAGAGACCGTGAGGATCTGTTTGTTGGCGTATTTCCATTTGCAAATGTATTGTAATTAAAAGAAGATTGTGCGTGACCATGTTACTGATTCCAGTAATAAGGTTGCAGGCGGCACACTTTAAGGGTGGTGGGCGGTGTGCCAACAAACAAGGAAGGCGGTATATGATGTGACTATAGAGTTATCTACAGCAATCATTATAAGCGTGTTATCACTCGGTTTTTCCGTCTACATTGGTCTGAAAAACAGCAAAAGAACAGACACAAAGGATATTGAGGAACGTGTGAAAGAAAACACACGCATCAACATGAAACTGGACACCATCCTTGATACTATCAATGAAATGAAAAGCGAGCGTTCAGAGATGAAGAAAGAGCTTGCAGAGCATGAACAGAAGCTGACAAAGGTTGAAGCCAGTACGGCATCTGCGCATCATAGACTTGATGGAATTGAGGAAAGACTTAACATTAAAGAGAACGGAGGTAAGGAATGATGGATTTTTCACAGGTAGGAACTTGTGTTGCAATCGTGGTTATTTGCTATCTTGCCGGTATTGGAGCGAAGCTGATTCCGGTTATTAAGGATAACTACATCCCGGTTGTTGTCGGCATTGTCGGTGGCATTCTCGGAGTAGTAGGAATGTATGTTATTCCGGATTTCCCGGCAAATGATGTACTGAATGCGATTGCGGTAGGAATTGTTTCCGGTTTGGCAAGCACTGGTGTAAATCAGATTTACAAGCAGGTGAAGAAAGATGCTTGACATTAACAAGCAGGAAATGAAGTACTCACGGCAGGGAGAAAAAGTCACGATTTATGACCGGGACGAAAACGGAGAAATAAAGTACATCGAGATGGACGGAGAAAGGATTCCGGTGGTTTTGAGAGAAACTACTGGATATTCTGAACCCGTCCTTTTTTCTGCCAACATCAGTAATAAGCTGTCGGAAGTACTGGTAAAAGAATTTGGTATTGATGATTCCAGTTCGTATTGTCAGATTGTGACCGACAAAGGCTATTTGCCGATTAAGGCAGGGGATGTTATCTGGAAGAAGTCGGAAGTAGGTCATGACGATGACGGACTTGTGGACAGCAAGACTGCGGACTATGTTGTCAAAGGCGTTGCAGATGAAGGGCTGACAGCAGATTTATTTTTACTGCAAAAGACGGTGAAGTGATATGGGAAAGACAATCAACATTAACCTGTTTGACCCAAAGTCCATACAAGCGGCTGTAAAGGCTCTTAGAGACTATGAAAATAGTTTAGAGTATAAATGTAGACTACTGGCAGAAACGCTGGCAGAAAAGGGCGTAGAGATTGCTAGAGTGCAGATTGCTGACCTTGATGCTATCTTTACATCAGAACTTTTGCAAAGCATTCATGCGGAATACGTTGGCTCTGTAAAGGGTGGCGGTGTTTGGTCGGTGGTTGCCGGTACAGACCATGCGCTTTTCGTTGAGTTTGGTACTCTTGGTAGCATTGGTGGAAAGAAAGAATATCCATATCCTTTGCCGGAAGGTGTTACATGGAAATACAACTCCGGTAAAACAATTCGGCAAGCATTACAAGACATTGAAGTGCATGGAAGCACTTATGTGAAAGCCGGAGAATACTACTGGAGTTATATCGGAGATGACAGAAAACTTCATATAACAAAAGGTATGCCTTCAAGACCTTTTATGTACCTGACTGCAATAGAACTTCGTAAAATTGTATTACAGACAGCAAAGGTGGTGTTTGGAAATGGCGGTTAATGAATATCAATGGGTATCAGACTTCAAAGTCAAGATTGCATCATACTTAAAAATGAAGATACCACAGAGCCATCCTAAAGCTTATGTGACGGACAAAAGTAAGGATTTGTCAGACCCTACATTCCCTACGGTGTACTTTCATGCTATGCCGTTCACAGAGACAGGACAAGACCTTGAAGCACGTTCTGTTAATGGAATCACAGCATCATACCAGGTGGATGTGATAACCAACAAAAGTCAGGAAGAAGCCGAAGCTATCATGGCTACGGTTGCCGGACTTTTCAAACGTCTGCGATTTCAAATAACTTCCATGCCAGAGTTCAATAATACTTCGCAGGACACATACAGAAGCACTGCACGGTTCAGAAGAAGCGTAGGTGCTGATGATAAATTGTAACTATTAGAGCCATTCGGCTCTATTTTTTTATGCAAATTTAAGGAGGTATAAATTATGGCAGCAGCCGGAATTTCTACTTTAGGCATTACTTTCGGATATGGTAAAGAGACAACCGCCGGAACAAAACCTACAAGTTTTAAGCAACTTACAAGAATTAATGCCATTGGCGGCATTAACATCGAACCTGAACAGATTGATGCTTCTGCGTTAGAAGATGCAATCACCAGATATGTAAAAGGTCGTGCAGATACTGGTGGATCTTTTGCAGTCACAGTCAACTTTACATCAGAGACCGTGGCTGAATGGACTGCACTTATCACAGCCTATAAGGCTCTTACTGGTGGAAATAGAATGTGGTTTGAAACTGTCATTCCCGGAGAAGAGAAATCTTTCTTTGTTGTTGCACAGCCGCCCGAGCAGATTCCACAACCCGAAATCGGACAGAACGAACTTCTGACGATCGAAATGAATCTTACCATTGAGGAATACAAGGGATTGGATGCTACCGTTGCACTGACAACGGGGGAATAGCAAGTCAGTCAGAAACAAATAACACTGCCGTGGCTGACTTTGATGAAGCGGTAGATGAAACATTAATTTAGCAAAAAGAGAGCCGTCTTCGGGCGGCTCCTTTCCAACAAAATGTTGGGGAAAGGATAAAATATGCTGAAAGTAAAATTTGGAGAAAAGGAACTGAACATTAAATTTGGTTACGAAGCAACCGTAAAAAACAACATTATTAAGAAACTGGCAAACCTTGAAAAGCAGGAAGACGGCATTGAATCCGTGAATAACATTCTCATGTTACTGCCGGAACTGATTCTTGTAGGTTTACAGAAATACCACTCTGATGAATACGGTTTCGACCCTTACAACAAAGAGCAGAAAGAAGCAAAGTTAAGCGAGGTTTATTCCATGCTTGATGATTATTTCGATTCTGACGAATCTGACATTCAGAAATTATTTGCTGATGTGCAAGGAGAACTGCTTGAAAACGGTTTTTTAGCGAAGCTCCTGAAACAGGAGCAGGAGAAGAACTCCAAGAAAGCACCGGAGAAGTCAGAGAACTAACATGGGAAATATACTGTAAAGAAGTACGTCCTATGTGGCTTTTATGCACAAAAGGATACGGATTTACAGTAAAAGATATAGATTCTTCCTGCCCTGCGGATTTAGAGCCTTATGCAGAAGCGTACAAGCTAGAAATGAAGCAGAGAGACAGAGAAATGTGGATGTGGTGGGGAGAATATGGACTAGCAGCAACATCTGTTGCCGTAGACCATTGCCTAAACGGTCGAAAAGCACAATCGAAGTATATTGACAAGCCTATTATAGAACGTGCTGACATTGCTAATAATGAAAAAGAAATTCAGAAGCAAAGGAAAGCGTTCCTTGCAGGACTTATGGCAATGCAGGCTAATTTTGAATTATCACATCCCAAAAAGGAGAAACAAACATGAGTTTAACAGGAATTGATGTGTCCTCATACCAGGGGACGATTAACTGGTGGGCGGTAAAACAGAACGGTATTGATTTTGCTATTTTGAAAGTCATCCGTAAGGATTTGAACCCGGACAAGAAGTTTGAAGAGAACTGGAAAGGTTGTAAAGAGCACAATGTCCATGTGCACGGAGTATATGAATACGGATATATTACAACGGTTGCAAAATCACGATCTGATGCAAGAAGAGTGCTTACTATTCTTAATGGCAGAAAAGTGACAGTATATCTTGATGTTGAAGATGCCGTTATGAAAGGTCTTGGCAAAAATATTATTTCCATTATCAATGCTTACGGCAAGGTTATTACTGATGCAGGATTGCAGTTCGGTGTGTACACTGGGGAAAGTTTTTACAAGACATACATTAAGCCTTATGGCGGTGTGAGTTATCCCATGTGGATCGCACGGTACGGCAAGAATAACGGCAAGTGTAATGTGAAGTATCAACCGCAAGTACCGAACATGGTAGGCTGGCAGTATACTTCTAAAGGTCGTGTAGGCGGCATTGTAGGCAATGTAGACATGAATGTATGGTACAAGGAGTTAGATGCCGTATATGAGGATTCTACAAGCTATAGAAACCCTTATACAGAGCCGGAAAGACTTCTTTATTACAAGCGTCTGGCAATGATGAAGGGAAATGATGTCAAGTGGGTGCAGTACGAACTTGTAAGGAAAGGCTTTATGCCGTCTGTAAATGCGAAAGGTAAGACGAACATTGACGGATATTTTGGAAAAACCACTTCTGATGCAGTAAAAGCATTCCAAAAGAGTGTTGGAATCACTGTAGATGGAAAAGTCGGTGCGGTTACAAGGGCATATCTCAAAAAGTAATTTTAGGAGCGGTAGGTGTCACAGCTTACCGCTCTTTTTCTTGGAAGTGGCAGACACTTCCTTTTTTATTTCGGTAAAGGCGGTGCAGTATGGCAGATATTGATAATCTTCAAATAAAAATCAGTGCGGATGCGAACAAAGCAACTAATGCGCTGAATGAACTTGCATCAAGTCTTACGAATTTTCAGAGAAGCTTGTCTATTGATACATCCAAACTGACAAGCATTTCTAATAGCATACAGAGTATCGCAAATGCCGCCAGTTCCATGAATACGAGCGGTATTAAGAATATCTCCACATTGACAAATTCCATTAACAGAATGGGGAAAATAGATACAAGCGGATTAAGCAGGATTTCATCTGCACTGAAGACTTTTTCTGCTGACATGGCAGGAACTAAAGTAGATGGAGTAGGGGATATTGCTAGCATAGCATCTTCGATTTCAAGACTTGGTGGTGTGGCATCCGGCAGAGCAATCACGAACATTCCTTTACTGGCAAAGAATTTGAAGCAGTTATTTACAACTCTTTCAACCGTTCCAAATGTCAGTGAGAACATTATCCGAATGACAAACGCACTGGCAGGACTGGCATCTACCGGTGCAGCATCCGGGAGAGCCGCAAACTCTTTAGGACGTAATCTGAACACCTATACGGTAAGCGCAAGAAGAGCCACGAAAAGCACATTTAGCCTTGCTGCGGCTTTCGGCAGATTCTACGCAACATATTTCCTTGTGATCCGTGGAATTAAAAGTCTGTGGAAGTCCATAGAGGGAACTACGGACTATATCGAAGCATTTAACTACTACACGGTAGCATTTAACAAAGTAGGCAAGGAATGGGGCAAGGATTTTGAAAAATTCGGTTACGACAACGCAGAGGATTATGCGCAGAGTTTTGGAAGCCGTGTAAATGAACTGCTTGGTAAAATGTCCGGTCTGAAAGTAGATGTAGATGGTGGATTGATTTCTGAAAGCGGAATGAAGAACCTGGGACTGAATTTACAGGAGATTACGCAGTACGCTTCACAACTTGCATCTATTACCAACTCTTTAGGGCAGACCGGAGAAGTTACTACGGCAATTTCAAAGTCCATGACAATGCTTGCCGGGGATATTTCCTCTCTGTTTAACGTGGATTACAGTACAGTTGCAACAAACTTACAGTCCGGTTTGATTGGTCAGTCAAGAGCACTGTATAAGTATGGTATTGATATCACGAATGCCACACTGCAGACTTATGCTTACAGATACGGCATTGAAAAGGCTGTATCTGAAATGTCACAGGCAGAGAAACAGCAGTTGCGTCTACTGGCAATCTTAGACCAGTCCAAAGTATCATGGGGAGACTTGGCGAATACAATTAATTCTCCAAGTAACATGATTCGTCAGTTTACCAACAACGTAAAAGAAGCCGGCATGGTACTGGGTCAGTTGTTTATTCCGGTATTGCAGAAAGTACTTCCTGTTATTAATGGTGTGGTAATTGCGATTAAGAGACTGCTTGTCAGTGTGGCAAATTTACTGGGAATCAAGATTGACTTTTCGTCATTCGGTCAAGGTGTATCCGGGTACAATGAAGAGTTGGAAGACACGGCAGATGCACTGGATAAAGTTGGTACAAGTGCAAAAAATGCAAAGAGCGGAGTACGTGAATTTGACAAACTGAAAGTTATTTCAACTCCAAAATCCAGTGGTTCCGGAAGTGGCGCTGGTGGAACAGGAATTGACCTTACCAAGGAAATCATGGATGCTACTGCTGAATACGAAAAAGTATGGCAGGAAGCATTTGACAAAATGCAGAATACGGCTATGGGTTGGGCTGACAAAGTAAGCAAGGTGTTTAAGCCAGTAAAAGATATTATAGAAGATCTGGCGTATGCATTTAAGTTTGATTCTGATGCATGGTTTAAAGTTGCCGGAATGGATACTTCCAAACTGGTAACTGGTATTTTTGACTGGTTCACAAGAGCAATAGATTCTGTGGACTGGGAAAAAATCGGAAGACACATAGGTAGTTTCTTGGACGGAATGGATTGGACAGCAATCTTTACATCTGCCGGAAACTTCATAGAGACTGCCATAGATGCGGCTATCGATTTGTGGAAAGGAAGTTTTGATGCTGCACCGATTGAAACCACAATTATCACAGCAATAGGTCTTTTAAAGTTTACTGGTGTTGGAGATATCATATGGGGGAAAATATCGGACAAGTTATCAGCCAAAGTACTAGGATCAAGTATAGGAATAGTTCCGACAATTGCAATATCTGCGGTTACTTGGGAGATTGGATTTAATGTAGGAAAATCTTTAGGGAAAGCATTGTTCCCAGAAGACGCAGAGTACTACGACAATTTTACGTGGTTTGGTGAAAATGGTTTTTTTGATACATTAAAAAATACTGATTTTACCACATTAAAAACTGCGTGGGATGATTTATACAAAGATATAACAGATAATGATTTGTATAGATTCTTGACAGGAACAATGTTGCTTCCAAAACATAGCACTCTTGATGATTTTGGAGATAAAATTGATTGGCTAATTGATAAAATAAAAAATACAAAAGTAGATATGTCAGATACTTTTGGTCTGTCATCTGCACTTATCAATATAGCACCACTTGTTGGAAACTGGTTTAATGAAAATGTATCTCCTTGGTTCACAAAGGAAAAGTGGCAAGGAATGGGTCAAACTATAGAGTCATCACTTTCTGAAAAATGGACTTCTTTTACAACATGGTGGAACCAAACAGGATTTTCAAGTTGGTGGAAAAAAATTTCAGAGCAGTTTGGACTAACAAAATGGAATAAATTGCTTGAAAACATTTCAACGGCGTTTAGAACAGCATTTAAAACAGCAGCTAATGTTGCAATAGCTCCTTTGAACCTTGTAATAAGTGGAATAGAAACCATGATAAACAATGCCATAGACCTTATTAATGGTTTGATGTCTGCAGCAAGGTTAATACCTAAAATTGGTGACGCAGTTCCGAATAATATACAACACATTAGTGTTGGAAGAATACCTACATTTGAAAAAGGTGGTTACGTTCCAAGCCGATATACGATGTTCATGGCAGGAGAGAACGGTATACCGGAGATTGCCGGAACAGTAGGTGGAAAAACAGCGGTTGCCGGTGGAGTTGAAATCACTGGAATCAAAGATGCTATTAATTCCACGGCACAACAGGAAATTGCACTTCTGAAACAGAATAATCAGCTACTGCAAGGAATCCTTGAGAAAGAGTTTGGAATAACAACAGATCAAATTGGAATTGCCGCAAGACAATACGGTCAAGAGCAATTTAACCAAAAACACAAGAATGTATATGTATTTTAACACAGACAGCACTCTGGATGGGTGCTGTCTATTTTTATGCAATGAGGCGGTGAGCGTATGTCAGCATATCAAGGATGGCTTTTAAAAATTGGAGATTACGTTATTGACCAGTCAAGATTTATAGCCGCTGAAAGTTATCAGCCGGCTGTAAATATGCAAGATGTAGACCCGTGGACTGATGCAAATGGATACGTACATAGAAATGCTGTGGAGCTAAAAGCATTAAGTGTTGATTTTTCCACGCCTGCGATGCTGACGGATGACGATTTGCAAGAGTTACTGTCCGGAATACGAAGAAACTTTATTGATGCAACGGAACAGGGATGCAATATCACGGCATACATTCCATTTTTAGGTCAATATGTCACACAATATGGCTATATGGCTGATATAAAGCCTACAATCTACGGAACTTATGACGGAGAGATTAAATACAATCAGATAGAGTTTTCATTTGTCGGAGGTGTAGCGAATGAGTAACTATACCTATGCGGATTTGTTTGATAAAAGCGCATCCAAAAAGGAAATCACGATTGAAACAGAGGACAAGTCTGTAAAAATCACCAACAGCGAAATCCATTTTGAACAGTTTGAATTAAAAGAAATCCTATGTGATGATGATTACCTTACATTTGGACAGTGCAATGCATCACAGTTAAAATTCAAAATTTCCAACGTGTTCACAAGCATGATTGGGAAACAGATAAATGTTTCTGCTGTGATTAATGGACATGCTGACGCACCTTTTATTTTTGGAAAATACCGTGTCATTTCCGATAAACCAACAGATGATAAGCGTTACAGGAATGTGACGGCATATGACGTTATATACGATATTGGAGAATCAGAAGTATCTTCCTGGTATAACGGATTGAAGTTTCCTCTGACTTTAAAGCAGTTCAGAGACAGTTTTTTTTCATATTTTGGTGTTGAGCAAGTAGCAACCACATTACCTAATGACAGCATGGAAGTGGAAGAAACAATCAAACCAAGCGAACTTTCTGGTCAGACGGTCATGGAAGCAATCTGCTCAATAAACGGATGTTTTGGCCACATTAACCATGATGGAAAATTTGAATATGTTTTCCTTAAAGAAATAATATCCGGATTATATCCACAGAAAGGATTATATCCACAGAAAGGATTATACCCTAGAAAAGGTTCTGAAAAAGAAAAGGTTACTGGTGGAAAATACAAAACTGTTAAATATGAAGATTTTGTTTGCCAAAAAGTTACAAAAGTGCAGATAAGACAATCAGAAAATGATATTGGTGCAGTTTACCCGGATACAGAGATTACCGAGAACGACAACAGTTATATTTTGCAAGATAATTTCCTTGTTTATGGAATGACCGCAGATGCCCTAGAAACGGTTGCAAGAAATCTGTATGAGGTTATTAAAGTTGTAAAATATAGACCTTATAACTGTGAAAAAATAGGAAATCCTTGTTTGAGCCTTGGAGAAGCAGTCAATGTATATACGGCTAAAGAAATCATAGAAAGCTATGTGTTGAGCAGAACATACAAAGGAATCCAACAACCGACAGACACCATATCAGCAAGCGGAAAATCTCCAAAGTACAGTGAACAGGTAAATGGAATTAACAAAAGTATAATTCAACTCCGTGGAAAGACTAATGAACTAGAACGGAATGTAGAAGAGACCCGGTCTGAGATCAAGGATGTAGAGAGCGGATTGGATACGAAAATTACGCAAAATGCAGGAAAAATTGAAGCAGAAGCGAAAAGGGCAACAGATACAGAAGTAGAATTGGCAGCGGCAATATCTTTGCAGGCAGACCAAATCAAATTAAAAGTATCAAAAGGTGATGTCAGTTCTCAGTTAAGTGTTGAAAGTGGACAGGTAAGTATTTCTGGAAACCGTTTTGTATTGGAAGCAGATAACTGTAGCATATCAGCAGATGGAACTATAACAGCTAAAAACGCAGTAATGACTGGTAGTTTTAAGTCTATAGGGGAAGACGGAAGTTACACAGAAGTATCATCAGGTGAAATTAAATTTTATAACGAACTATTGCAAAGCACAGGATCTATAAAAGGATTGGGACAATATCTTACTATTGATGCTTCAATGGTAAGTGTAAGCGGAATTTTAGTGGTAGGAAATGGAGCAACATATGATTCACAATATGTAAAAAACATATCAACAACTTCTCAAATATTAGGCAGTAAGACAGTACTGACAAGTGCCACATTAAGTGTCACAAAAAATTATATAAATGGAACCGTATCAGATGTATCTTTGGTAACACAAACAGCCAATGTTGCTGATTATCCTGGACATAATGTTAATTTTATTACAGGAGTTTCATCACTTGGAGGTTTGCTCACTGCAACATCTGGAATTGTCACACTTATGACGTAGGAGATTTATTATGGTAAAAAAAATATTTATTCTTCAAACGATTATTGGAAAAACAATGAAAGAAGTAATGGAAGAAAGGCAAGAAATTCAGCAATATATAGCTTTTACCATTGGAATTTCCACGTTTACGGAAATCAATGCCACATTTTTTAGCACGGAAGATGGAGATGGTTTTGAAGAGTTTATGAAGCAACTTATTGACATGTCGGATACAGTGGTTGCACAGAGCGGATATGAGGTATCTGAACTGTGCAAAAATCTGTATGCATATGCAGAAGAGCAAGGAAAAGAAATCTATGTAAGGGAGAATTGATATGGCAGCAAACTTTGAGATTTATAAATTGAAAAGCAACATTGCGACAGTATTAAATCAAACACCGTTGCCTATCGAGGTGAAAAGGCTTGTACTGTATGAAGTGTATTCGGAGACTAAACAGTTATCAGATATGCAGATTATGAAAGAGGAAAGCGAGGTATCTGCAGATGGCGTTGAATAAGGTTTATACCAGAATTAACTGGGAAGATTACCCCAGTGAAAACACAGACATTGATGAAATAAATCTTAATAAAATGGATTCTGCCATTGATGCGTTGGACAACCGTATCATATCACAGAATGCTTTAAAAGTAGACAAGTCTGCAATAAACGGAAACATTGCAGACTGGGCTATGGATGAAACAACCGGTGTTATTACTATTACAAAATACAACGGTGAAAAGATTATTTTTGACCTTAATATTGAAAAAATACCTGTTGGCTTTTCCATGTCTGATGACGGAATCATTACCATGACTACAGAAGATGGAACACAGTTTACAGCTGATATTGGTTCTATGATTCCGGTATTAACATTTGAAGATTCTGCAACCATAGCTGTATCCGTGACTGGTACTGGAAAGAATAAGACTTATTCTTTTTCGATAAAAACAGGATCAGTAACAGATGATATGCTTCAGCCTAATTATTTAGCAGATATTAGAGTAGAATCCGCAAATGCATCTGCTTATGCGCAATCCGCAAATGCAAAATCTGTATTGGCTGAATCTTATGCCGTAGGTGGAACCGGAACAAGAGAAGGAGAAGATACAGATAACGCAAAGTATTATATGGAGCAGGCAAAACAGCAAACAGGAGGTATACCTACAAAAGTTAGCGAATTAGAAAATGATGCTGGATACATTACAAAAAAAGTTTCTGATTTGACAAATTATTATGACAAAACCACTGTTGATGAAAAAATAGATGCAATTCCAAAACCAGATTTGACAAACTATTTGACCAAAACTGGTGATGGTAGTAATTTGACTGCGGCGTTTGAAGAAGCAACAACTTTAGATGAATTAACGACAGGAGAAAAGTTATCATCTATTTTGGGAAAAATTAAACTGGCTGTAAAAAACCTTAAATCACTTATAGGCCTTATCGGAACTACCGATATTTCGACTATTGGTGACGGTACTATCACTGGGGGATTAAGTGATGTAAATGGCAAGTTAGATACTAAATTAGATACTAGCAGTTATGTCAAGAGTTCTAATGGTTCTCTTTTGGGACTGGTAAAAAATAATGAAGTATGGCTTATTATCTTTAACCGTATATCTACATTAGACACTTGTGTTTGCGTAGCATCAAGATATGCTGATGTGGTTAGTGTTTTTACTGTTTCGAAATCAGCGACTATGAGTATTAATTACAATAATCAAGGTACGATTACCGTAGCATATAACGGTTCCACAGATGGCGTATTTGGTGGAGCTTTCAAATTTTACGGTTAAATTCATATGAAGAATAGCAAATAAGTTACTTATATGCCACAATAAAGTTCAATGTAAAAACTGCATCATGACTTACGTTTGCAATTTGATATACATAAAACTTGCTATTACTTGCAAATCTTACATTAACTGCCCAATCACAATTTGCAAACACCCCAAATACATTTGCATTGTTTGGCAATCCAAAGTCAGACAAGGAGCCTAAAAAGGACTGTTTATTCGCCGCTAATAGAGTAACAGATGTTAATATTGATGCAAATTTCAAACCATTTAAATTGCCATTTACAGAAGTAGTCATAAAAAAATATTTGCGAAATAACAACAAAAAAGAGCATGGTGAAAAAACCATGCTCTTAATCTATTTATCTGATTCCCCAGTCACCGTCATTGTTGACGAAACCAACCACATATCCTATCATGTCATCAATAATATTTTCCGGGAGTATGCTGTTTGGAGATATGAGCGGAACATATCTCCATTTTCTTACGCCATCCTCAATTATATGTGTTTTCACGACAATATATATTCCACCATTACTGGTCACAATACATCGTTCACCGTCTTGCGGTTCACGATCCGCTGCAAGGAGAATAATTTCCCCCGGCAGATAAAACGGCATATAGTAGTCGCAAGGAATTTTCACACCGATATAAGCCTTGGATTTTATGTCTTCCGGCAAATTTTCTATGCACATGGGTTCCACAGCATTTGTGGTTGCGATAATTCCATTCATAAGTTGTGGATTAAGGACAGAAATATACTTGTGCGATTTTTCAAGACTGGAATAGATTTTAGCTTGGTGACGTATGAAGTAACGGATAAGGTACAGAGAGTGTTCCGGCAGACTGCGGCATATCTTGACAGATTCCAACATCTTATCTTCCATAGTGCCGCAACCTACCAGTTCATCTACACTGATTCCAAAGGCTCTGGCAAGCGCAACAGCGGTCGATAGCTTTGTGTCGTTAGAATTACCGTATAGTAGTGAATTAAGCGTAGAATAAGGCAAATTAGCTTCATCAGCAAGCTTGTAAACCGTCATGTCCGGTTCATTGAGAAATTCATGGAGATTCCCACGAAAACTTAACATATAATTAGTACGGTTGACTGATAAATGTGTCGAAATTTCTTTGATTCGGTCTTTTTTCATCATGTTTTTTATCCCCCTTTCACATGATACACTTGTAACATCCCTTGTTTCAAGGGACTTCAAGTTCTGGCGAGGGCGGTGTTTATTGGCGTTTTCACCGTCCTCTTTTTGTTGATATTTTACAACAACAAAAAACGTACGTCAAATATATTGATTGTTAAGAACATATGTTCTATAATTTGATGTATCGCTACTTTAGATTCTGCGGAGAATTAAAGGGGAGAGGGGTGTGGTTACAATGAACGAAAGCAATGAATTTTACAGAGAGGAAATTGCAAGAATACTATCTGGAATAGAAGACAATGACATATTGAAATATGTCTATGTCATTGTCTCTGATATAGAGGGGGAAAAATGAAAAATCGAAAAAAAATAAATTGGGCGTTAATAATTTTGATTTACTTTTTAGGATTATTAACAAATTATTTCTTAAGATAGACCTAATATTTTCTTTAAATATTCTGTAAATATTGGAGAGCATAATCCCATAAAGTACACTAAAACGTAAACAAGTTTTGGACCTATATAATCAATAATTTTTTTTAAAGGACTTATGTAATTATGCTCTTTACTTTTTACTATATGTATGTCTTCTAATGAATTTATTTTTATATATTTCATTTCTTCTAGTTCATTTATGTAATCAATAAAATCATCTATGGCAGAATCACCATAATCTTTTGAAATCCTACCTAATACAACATTGTTGTCTTTATTTTTTATTGATATTAAATAGCCAAAAAAATCATTAGAATCTTTTATTTTTCTCTTCATTCCGCACCTCCGATTATCATTTTAAATGCGGAAAATGCAGTACTTCTTTTTTGCTCAGAAAGATTGTAGTACTTAATCAATAAATCTTCCATATTGGGATCGTTTCTTAAAAAATAAACTAATCTAGCGTATTTTTCGGAATATTTTTTCCCGTCTTCTTTACCAGTCAGCAAAAATTCAATAGAAACTCCTAAAAAATTCGCAATTACTTCTATACGGTCATCCGGGATAACTCCCTTTTTTAAACTTCTTATATATCCATTACCAAATCCGCAAGAAGTCTCTAATTTAGAAATTGCTATTCCCCTTTCTTTACATATAGATTTTACTCTTTCTACCGTAGTCATAGTGTCCTCCTAAAATTTAGATGATACTCTAAAAATATGCTTGACAAAATAGAGAACACTCTATATAATAAATTTAGGATTTAGAGGAAAGCCTAAATTTAAAAATGTTCTCTGTGGTTTCTTGGCAGTTACTATATTAGAACATTCTCTAAATTTTGTCAAGTTTTTCTCTAAATTCCTAAATCAAGAGAAAGGGAGTGATAGATTGAATTGTTACGACAGAATCAAGGAAATTTGTGATAAGAAAGGAACAAATATTTATCAAGTGGAGCAGAAAGCCGGATTGAGCAATGGAATTATCCGAAAGTGGAATGAATCTGCTCCGCAAGTTGACAATTTAAAGGCTGTTGCAAAAGTCCTTGGAGTAAAAGTAGACGAGTTACTGGAATAGGGAGGTAAAAACATGGAAAAACAGAGATATGTGGTATTAGACAAAAATGGTAAAGCAAATATAGTTCAGAAAGCTGATTCACGTTTTGTTGGAATTGACGAGATGGCACAGCACATTGCGTTTGACATTATCGAAGATTACAAAAGCATTATAGATGGCGATAAGAAAATCGAAGAAACAAATATTGATTTGTCTATCAAAGTCCTTACCGCCATTTCGCCTTTTAGGAACGGCTCTGGATATGGAAAGGATTGTTAATTGCCGCTGCTATTGCTAATTGTGGTTTTTCTTCCGGCAAAGAATTGACGATTTCTGAATAGTATTGGTCGTACAGGTTCTTAAAATCATCAAAACTTCCGGTATATCCACAGATTTTAGCAATAGCGTAAGCGGATGCGTATTCTTTAGAATCCAAATTTTTTCACCTCCTTATTAAAAAGATAAGGAGAGTATATCACAAAAAGGAAGTGAATTGAATGAGTGAAAAAGAGAAAAAAATCGTTGAGAAGTTAAAGAGAGCCATTCCGAATATGTCCGATTTCGACAAGGGATATATTCTCGGGAAAACAGAAAAAATGGCAGAGGAATCTGCCGAGAGAGGTGAGAAGAGTGAAAACATCAAAAATTGAGATTCACCAGTGTGACGGTGAAGAGGGGATTTTTACAGAAGTCCTCATTGATGGTCACAAAATCAACGGTGTGAGAAGTTTCACACTGAAACAAGGGGTCGGTGATGATGTTCCTACTCTGACACTTGACCTTAATGCACTTAATCTTGCAACGGATATGAAAGTGTTGCGGATTATGCAGGAGGGGTTAGGAGAAATCGAAAGCATTAACTTCAAAAAAGAATAGGCTCCCATATTTCAGAGAGGAGAAATAAAATGCAAAGTCAGTTTGAGAGAGAACTTCTCAAAACCTTAAAGAGCATTGACGGCACTCTGAAAAGAATTGAGAAGTCCATGAATGATGAAGAGAAACAGCATACGACCATTTGTAATGCAGTTTCTCATGCAATGAAAGGAGAACATGAATGAAAAAATGGACTTACCGCCAGAAGAGAGATCTTCTTGACAAATTAGAACCTTGGATCACTGCATTGGTTCAACTCATAAGTGCATTGGCTGGGGCGGCTGTCGGAATAGCTATCTGCTACTTTTTCTAAGTGGTATGTGGCAGTTGCAGTTATTAAAGCTACAACAAACGGTATGAGTATATTTCTCAAAAATGAGAGAAATAAATGTTCTTTATAGAATCTTCCTTTTGAAGACAAAGTAAATGTGAACTTTTCACGATTTATGGATGAACTAACTATGGTGAAATATCCCTTTTCCTTTAAGGACAAAAATGCTTGGTAAACATCTTCACCATTGTAATTCCCTATTTCAGACAATGAAATGGAACATTCAGAAGATTTTACAGTTTTCCTAAGTACTTTTCTTTCGATTTTGAGAAGCATATGAAACCTCCAGTCTTTTAGAACATTATACCACAGAAAGGAGAACAATGAACGAATTAGAGCAGAAAACAATATCTTCCGTGGAAGTAGCGGAAATGGTAGGTAAAGAGCACAGCAAACTGCTAAGAGATATACGCACTTATGTTGAGCAATTAGGACGAGCCAATTTTGGACAGTCCGATTTCTTTACAGAAAGTACCTATCAAAACAGCCAAAACAAGACACAGCCTTGCTACATGGTAACGAAGAAAGGCTGCGAGTTCATAGCACATAAGATGACCGGAGTTAGGGGAACAGAATTTACGGCAAAGTACATTGACCGTTTCCACGAAATGGAAGATTCCATTAAGGCACATATCCCTACTGGACAGGAATTGATTGCACTGGCGGTTGTCGAAGCACAGAGGATGCTTGCGCAGAAAGAGGAAGAGGTTAAGCAGTTGCAGACCACAGTGCAGCAGATGGATGCCGTGATTACCGATATGACACCAAAAGTTGACTATGTGGACAAGATTCTTTCTTCCAATGATTGTATGACGGTTACACAGATTGCGCAGGACTACGGAATGAGTGCGGTGAGGTTCAATTCAGTTTTAAGAACAGCCGGCATTCAGAGAAAAGTAGGTGACCAGTGGATATTGTATGCAGACTTCCAGGGCAAGGGTTATGTGAGAACAAAGACAAATGATTATGTTAAGCATGACGGAAGTACCGGTACAAAGCCACTTACCGTATGGACACAGAAAGGCAGAATGTTCTTGTATAACAAGCTGAAAGAGATTGGCATTGAACCTATCGAGGAGGAAAGCGCATGAGAACAACAATAAAGCTGTTTCTTCCTATTATAATAGCACTCTCCATCACATTTACATCCACGGCACAGACAACCGACAGTTTTATCTCCGAGGAAGCACAGGAATCGTGTGTAAAGTACGGTGAGGAATATGGCATCTGCCCGGAACTGCTTATGGCAATGATCGAGAAAGAATCTTCCGGCAGACCGGATGTGGAAAGTGGCGGTTGCAAAGGTCTGATGCAGATTTCAGACAGATGGCATAAAGACCGCATGGAGCGTTTGGGAGTGACTGACATCTACTCCGTGGACGGCAATATCCATGTGGGAGCCGACTACTTGTCGGAATTGTTTGAAAAGTACTGTGATGTAGGAATTGTCCTCATGGTTTACCACGGAGAGAAGAACGCAGCTACAAAGACAGAATTAAGTGATTACGCAGACTGGATATTAACCAGGAGCGCAGAACTGGAAAGGATGAATGGAAAATGACGAACAGAGAGAAGTATGCGGAACAGATTATTGACATGGCACTTGATAGTATAGAGATAGCTGTGGACAAAGAAGGAAAGTTATGTGATTGCAATGTAATACTTTGTTCCGATTGCGCATGGAGTGATAAAAGCAGATGCAGGGAAAGGTTCAAAGAATGGGCAGAGCAGGAATATGTTGAACCACCTGTTGACTGGTCGAAAGTGCCTGTGGACACGAAAGTGTACGTAAGAGATTCCGATAGTGACCCTTGGAAACCTAGATATTTTGCAAAATTTGAAGGTGGGAAAATATTTACATGGACTAATGGTGCTACTTCTTTTTCGGCTAACAACTTTGATGATGTAGTATGGTGGATTCAAGGAAAACTTGCGGAGGACACCGTATGAGTGCCAAAAAGCGGTTTACCGTCAAAGGGTGCATCGGAAAGATATTTTACAGTCCGAAAGAGTGGGAAATTGACCGTGAAACAGCATTCTATTACAGAATTGTAAACCGCAATACCGGGAAGAAAAAATGGTTAAGAAAGGAGTATTTTTATGCAGAAGCGACAGATTATCCCCATCGTCCGTGCGAATGAGATTCTGATTGCAAGACTGTTAGATGCAGGAATCTTGTATATCAGCGAAGAGGACAACATGATCCACGTAACAGAAGACTGAAAGCCGGAGGAGTGAGGAAATGGAAAGGAAGATAAGAAAAATCTTGGTAGAACTGGGGCTGAAACAGTACTTGCCGGGATTCCAGTACATCATCGAGGTTGAAACGCTGATGTTTGAGAACCGGAACAGAAGACTTTCTGAAATCTACCGGATTATCGGAGAGGAACACAACACAACCAAGGAAAGCGTGTACCGGGCGATCAAGTGGGTTGTTGATAAGATGAACCCAAGCACAGAGCTATACAAGGAGATCAATGAGACAGACAAGCCGGTCTCAATCTATATGTTTGTTAATTCACTGTATTTATATCTTTGGGAGGATAGGAAAAATGAGGATTAAACACATCTTTTTGCAGAATTTCTGCAAATTCTATGGTTCTAACGTAGTGGACACCGATTTATACGACCGGACAGAGGTTTCCGGTGTAAATGAAACCGGTAAGTCCACGATCAAAAGAGCAATTCAGTATATTTTTGGATGCCGTGACGAGAACGGCAGAGAAATCACCGGAATCAGACCGCACGATAAGGACGGCAATGACATTGACGGAGATATTACCGCAGAAGTTACCGTGGAGATTGACGGTACAGACAAGGTTCTGAAAAAAGTATGCCGTCAGAACTTCAATAAGAAAGGCGAGTTTACCGGCAATGTCAAGGATTACTATGTGAATGATATTCCAAAAAAGGCAGCAGATTTTGAAGCATTTTTAGAAGAGAGTGTATGCGGAAAAGATAAGTTTTCACTTTGCATCAATGCCATGACACTTCTGCTGAAAGGTGGCACGGATCAGAGAGCACTTCTCACTGATATGTTTGGCCAGCACAGTAATGATGACATTTGCAATCAGTTTCCGGAGTTTGAAGCATTAAGGACTGTTCTGCAGGATGGAACGGTTGATGAACTGAAAAAGCGTTGCAATACGCAGTTATACGGCACAAGGGGAAGAAATGGAACCAAAGGTTTGCAGGATTTACTGGATGAAATTCCAAGCCGAATTGACGAGGTAAGCCGTCAGAGAGTGGATATTGACCTTGCGGATTTGGAACTGAAAAAGAAAGCTTTAATGGATAAGCTGTCAGAGAACATTAAGCAGCAGACAGATACGCAGAACAGCATGATTTCCTACGATAAGCTGTCTGATGGAATCATTGAGTTAAAAGGTCAGTTGAGCGCATTGCAGCATAAAGCAAATGAAAAACTGGATGCGGACAGAAGAGAGAAGCGCACAACACTGAATCAGATTCAGAATGAGCATCAGAAAGAGTTGCTTAAGGCAGATACCATTCGTGAAGAGATCACTGCACTCGAAAAGCGCATTGCACAGTATGAGCAGAAGAGACAGGAATTGAAGAAGAGTTGGGATTTGAATAAAAGCCTTAAATTTGATGAAAACTCTTTGATTTGCCCCTACTGTGGACAGGAATATCCGGAAGAGAAGAAAGAGCAGTTAAGAACGGAGTTTGATACGCATAAGGCACATGAACTGGAACTGATTACCAAAGAGGGTTCTTCCTGCGCTGACCATATCAAAGCGGATCAGGCAGAACTGGAGCATAAGCGTGAGGAACTGAAAAAGACAGAGGATGAAGTGGAACGGTTGGAAAAAGAGATTGCCATTGCTGATAATGTCTTAAATTCCATTCCGGCAAGCGTGGATATTTCCAACACAGAAGAATACAAAGCTATCCAGTCACAGATTGCTGAGAAAGAAGCTTCCATGAACAAATTCACTGACATGAATCTTCTCAGAATCCAGTTAAAAGGTGATGAAGAGCAGATCCGCAATGATATTTCTGTGGTTGATAAGTCTTTGGCGAGTGTAAGCATTAACGAGAGTGTGGATAAGCGTATCACAGAACTGGAACAGGAGCGCAAGAACATTGCACAGAAGATTACGGATGTGCAGGCACAGCTTGACCTGTTAAAGAAATTCAGCCGGAAGAAGAACGAACTGTTGGAAGCTGATGTGAACAAGTATCTTTGCTTCTGCACTGTGCGGATGTTCAGACCTCTTGTGAATGGTGACACGGAAGAATGTTGTGACTTTACATACCGTGGAGAGCCTTACAGCCGGAACATGAACCACGGAGCAAGAATTCTGACGGAGATTGACATTTGCAATGCGTTTCAGAAGCGGTGTGGTGTGGAATTGCCTATCATGGTTGACGATACCGAAAGCCTTGACCCTTGGAAGATTCCTGATGTTGACAGTCAGTTGATTATGTTCCGAAGAAGTGATGATGCGAGTTTGAAAGTGGAGGAAGTACCTAATGCCTAATGATGATTATGATATGGATAAAAAAGTTGAGATTTCTGCTGATGAAATGTGCAGAGCAATAGTAAAAACAATGGAAGAAGAGCCGTTTGATTCTTTAATTGAAGAAAACCCACTTATGATAATTACTTTTGCCAAATTTGGAGCAAAAGTTACCACAAAATTATTTGCAGATAAGATAAAGAAAGGAGCTGCGGAAAATGCAGATTAAGAAAGAGACAGTAATTTCTGTTCTGACAACAAGCGGAGAGACAATCAATGCCGGTGACACCGTGATATTCAATTTTGATGACAAGTGTTGCGTGGGTGTGTACCTGGGACTTTCAGACCGTGGAGCCTTGAAATTCAAAGGCAAAATTGCTGATACGGATGTGACATTTCATGTGATGCCTAGAAGCATCAAGGAGATTTACAAGGCTGATGTGACAGTGCATCAGGGAATTACAAGTGGCTTTATGAATAAGCCGGAAAGCGAGGAAGAGTAAGATGGAAAAACGTAAATTTAAGGTTGGAGACAGAGTAGTTGAAAAAATAAATCAGAAAAAAGGTATTGTAGTCGATTTTTCAAAAAATTATGACAATTTTCTTGTAAAGTTTGATGGTTGGAATGAAGGGCATGACGGAAGAGGATATACAGAAAGTGGTAAAACTTACTATGGAAAGCATTGTTGGTATTTTTGCGAAGAACAATTAGAAATAATAAAGGATGAAACCATCGTAATCTACCGCAAGGACAACAAAGTGATCGCACTGGACAAGTCCACTGGCGAGAAAGCAGAAGCAAACTGCAATCCTGCTGATGAATTTGATTTCCGTACTGGTGCTAAGTTGGCTTTTAATCGGCTGATGGGCGAGGATGTGAAGCCTGATAACGGTGTACGGGAGGTGAAGAGAAAAGCTAAAGTCGGTGAGTACATCAAAATTGTGGATGCGCATCCTTATCTTATTCCCTATAAAAACGGAGATGTGTTTAAGGTTATTTCTACAAGTGAACCTGGAGTTGTAATCGAGAAAGATGGAACACCAGTTACATCGGCATGGCACAGAGAGTACGTTGTCCTCGAAAACTACAAACCGGAAGAGAAGAAAGAGGATGACAGCGAAATCCATGTCGGTGACATGATAGAGGTAACACGAAGCGGTGGTTGTTATTCAACGTACGATACATGGAGTGGACTTGGAAGTTATAGGCAAAATTTTGTTAATGGAGTTTCTGTTGAAGACGGAATGGTTGCAAAGGTTTTGAACATTGCGAAGCATGACAGGCTGCATAATTTTCGCCTTGCACTTATTCAGAATCCCAAGACAACACAGGTATTCATCATTAACATTAACGGCATCAAAAAGGTAGAAAGGTAGGTAGAAATATGGCAGACGAAAAGAAGCAGGAAAACACAGGAATTGTGGAATACGAATCAAATGGGGAAATTGTAAAAATTTCCTCAACAACGGTAAGAAAGTACCTTGTAAGCGGTGGTGGAGACGTATCGGATCAGGAAGTAATGATGTTTATGTCTCTTTGCAGATATCAGCATCTTAATCCTTTTTTGAAAGAAGCATACCTCATTAAGTTTGGAAACAATGATCCTGCTACGATTGTTACCGGAAAAGATGTTTTTACAAAAAGAGCCGATGCAAATCCGAATTATGCAGGAAAAAAAGCAGGAATTATTGTTCAGAAGAAAGATGGTTCCGTTGAAGAAAGAGAAGGATCTTTTGTCCTTAAGGACGAATCTATTGTAGGAGGTTGGGCTAAAGTGTTTATCAAAGGAAGAGAGACACCGGAGTACCAGTCAGTATCTTTCGATGAATATGTTGGAAGAAAAAAAGATGGAACAATCAACGGTCAATGGTCTAAAAAGCCTGCAACAATGATAAGAAAAGTTGCTGTTGTACAGGCATTAAGAGAAGCTTTTCCGGATAAATTCCAAGGTTTGTATGCGCAGGAAGAATTTCCTGATGTTTCCGATGTGAAACTTGATGTGGAAAAAGTTGTGGCAGAAGAGGTACAGGCAAATGCAAACACTATCGAGTTTCCTGACGCAACATTTGAGGAAGTACCGCAGACCGCAGAGACTGACATTTCCAGCGCAGAGACACCGGATTGCTTTAAGTAGGGAGGACACCATGAGAATTATTTCACAGGACGGTAGAACTGATATTCCATATGAAAATTTTTGCTTTGGAATTACAAAAGATAATTCCATTGTTGCGATAAGAGATACCATTGCCAGACCCTCAGAAATTGCGCATGGCGTTGTAGCTACATATTCCAAAGAAGAAAAATCGAAGAAAGCTATGGAAATGCTTAGAAAAGCATACGTTGGTATGCCGATTCTTTTTCAAAATGTTGAAATTACAGAAGATGTGGTAAAACAGTTTGAAAAATTGAAAAATAGTGGAATTATAGTTCAAACCATGAACAATGAGCCATCAAAAGTTGAATATGTAAATAACTGCATATTTCAGTTTCCAAAAGATGACGAAATTGAGGTAGAAACATGAAGCTAAAATGTTTAGGATCCGGTTCTTCAGGTAACTGCTATCTTCTAACGGCAGATAACAGTGAAACACTTTTACTGGATGCAGGACTCCCTATCATGGACATAAAACGTGGTCTTAACTGGGATATTAAGTGTGTTGTGGGTGCGATATGCACCCATACGCACAAAGACCACTCATTATCCGTATCAGACCTTAAACACATGGGAATACCAGTATTTAAGCCATATGAGAGTTTAGAACCTATGGAAATAGGGTTTACTGGTGGAGAAATAATGGCATTTGATTTGACAACATTGGACGGCAAATGGACACACACGAATGCAGATGGTACGGAATGCCCTTGTTATGGATTTCTGATTACTCACCCGGAAATTGGAAAATTGCTTTATGTAACTGACACGGAATTTGTTAAGTGGCGGTTCCATGAATTAAACCACATCCTTATTTCATGTAACTATCAGAAGAAGTACATTACAGAGGATTCCAACGATGCTAAGAAATCCCATGTGTACCGTGGTCATATGGAACTGGAAACAGTAAAGGAATTTGTTCTTGCGAACAAATCAGATGCCTTGCAGAACGTCATATTGTGCCATTTAAGCCGTGATAATTCTGATGCCAAAGAATGTGTCACAGAGGTAAAAAAGATTGCTCCATTGGCGAATGTGGACTATGCGGCAGCAGGCAAGGAATGGATTTTACGGAATGGAAAGGAGTGCCCGTTTTGATTGAGTGGAGTTTAATATCTAAACTTATGAATTGCTTTCCGAATAGTGTTGTAACAATCAAAGTAGAATTTATAGCACATATCGAAAGCAACACATATTTTATATTGAAAGATTGTAATACAGAAATGGATGTGAAGTGTAAAGTTTTGGAATGGCTTTCAAGGGCAGCATACAAAACAGAACCATACAGCACTAAAAAGAGCAATGACAAATTCCATAAATTCATTTTGCAAGGAATAAATGATTTTTTGGGTACTACTTTTTCAGAGAAAGATATGGAAAAAATATACACATATTTGGGAAACAGATGTAACCATGAAAAAACAATAAGTTTTGTTGCCAGCGGATATGATATGAGCGTTTTAGAAGAATAGGCGGTGATGTGGTTGGCTGATTGGAAGAATATAGCAAAAGCAAAATCCATAGAGAGAAAGAATCGTGAAAGAATACTGGCGGTTAATCCACACGTAGACGATGGAAGTGGAATTTACTTTCTGACAAGAACAGACGAGGATGGTTTCCGATTTGCGTATGTGGGACAGGCGGTACACCTACTCCAAAGACTGGCAGGGCATCTTAACGGATACCAGCACATTGATTTATCCATGAAGAGCCACGGATTATATTCTGCGGATAATATATACGGTTGGAAAATCGGATTCCTAAATTATCCGGTAGAAGAACTGGACAATTGGGAGCAGTACTGGATTAAACGTTATGCAGACGAGGGTTACCAACTTCGCAACAAGACAGCAGGCGGTCAAGGTGATGGAAAGAAGCAGATCGCAGAGTACCGACCGGGAAAAGGTTACCGTGATGGACTGGCACAAGGCAAAATCAACCTTGCAAGGGAACTGGCGAACATTGCCGACAAGCATCTGGTCATCAGTTTGAAGCCTGAGAAGCAGAACAATTCCGTGTCAAAAAGACAATTTGTTCGGTTTATGGAACTTTTGCATGGAGAAAAGGACGGTGAATAATATGAAAGTATATATTACAAAATATGCACTTAGTACTGGAATCATAGAAACTGACGATGCAGAGATTTGTTCAAATATTTCCGGAGATATGATAAGTTCTAAAAAATATGGATATTATCGCGGAAATGATTGGCACAAAAAGAAGGAAGACGCAGTTTTAAGGGCAGAAGTAATGAGAATAAAGAAAATTGAATCATTAAAAAAACAAATTGAAAAATTGGATAAAATGAAATTTTCTTTGTAGAGTTCAAGCATCACAGAACTTGGAGGTGATACATAAAATGCCAAAACGATATGACAATCCGCAGGAAATTTTAAAAATCATGCGGCAGACAGAACTTTTGAAGCAGTCTGCGGAGAGGAGTCCATTCACCGGAATACTGACACTGTTTTGCTATACCTTGTGGAAAGACTACAAGTACTCACAGACGAGACTTTCCGACTTCTGCGGTAAATTCACCGAGTACAACGAAAAGTACGAGAATGAGCCTTATACGGAGTTACAGAGCAGACTTAACGATTTTGCAGACTGGACGATTGAGTACAAGGAATTTACCGAAGCTGATTATCCACATTATAAGTCGGTTGTAGCGCAGAAATGCATCCGGGAACAAGTCAGATGTAACAATCTTATCAATGAGTTGTCCACCAGGTACATCTTATATGGAATGGTAATTCTTATGGAAGATGGATTCGGTAAGAAGAAGCTGACGAATTTCAAGGATAAGTTTTCTGACCACATGGACAAAGCCGGAGACAAGTGCAACGGAAAGGATTTCATGGACTTGTGGAGAGAACTGGTGGAAAACACCGGAATCTATATTGAGAAGCCTATATTTGACTAAGGAGTTCTAAATGGCAGAAAAACGAATGTTCAGCGCAAAAATAATTGAGAGTGATGCTTTTTTGGATATTCCTGCTACGGCTCAAATGCTTTATTTTCACATCTGCATGAACACGGATGATGACGGATTTGTGAACAATCCAAGGAAAATCATAAGGATGTGTGGTGCATCTGATGATGATTTGAAGATACTGATAGACAGCAGATTCCTTTTATCTTTTGATAGTGGAGTTGTGTTGGTAAAGCACTGGCGCATTCACAACTACATTCCACCGGATCGTTACAAGCCGTCATGCTATGTTGAAGAAAAAAGCAAAATAGGTTTGAAACTAAACGGAGCATATACTACGGATCCTAAAAAGATGGTTTCCCCAGTAGAGGGAAATCCGAAGAAAAGTTGCTACGACAAAGAAATAAAACTTGATAAGAGGTGATACAAATGCAGATGACAGGTTATGAATTGTTGGCTAATTATGAAAAAGCAGAGGATAAAGATAAGCAGATTCAGATTCTTGCGGATTTGAACCACATTCCGGTTGACATGGTGTGTTTTGTGATTGACAACAGAGAGAAATTTGAAAATTTGGAAACACCATTGTCCACAGAAGAATTTGCAAAGTGGTGCGAGACGGAACTTGACCGTGTGGATTCTCATATCCATGCACAGGAAAAATATTACAGAGAAATTTGCAATGTATACAGAATCGCAAGTACATACGGAAAAAGGAGAGTAAAAACGTGAGCAAAGGATTTCATAGCGAGGATGAATTGCGGAAGATGGAGCAGCATCCCAGTGTGCGGGCAATCCGCATCGGACGCACGAAGCCGTATGACTGCAGCTATCCAGTGATGGAGAGCAAGCCGAGGATTCCGGAAAGGAGTAAGGATGGGAAAAGCAGCAGGGATTAGAGGATACACAGCAGACGAAGTTGCAGAAAGTAGACGTATAGAACTGGAAAAAGACTATGAAAAATGCCGTAATAAGTTTGATGAAGTAAAAATCAGAACGCAATCGGTTAAAACTGCAAAATTAGAACTTGAAGAGTGCAAACATGAACATGAAAAAATGCTATCAGAATATCGCAGAGATAGCGTAGACAGAGTTTTATCGTACATTCGCACAAAGAAAATTACGGACTCAAATGAATTGGATTTACTGCTGTGCCACTGTCAGAATAAGCTGAACGGCAACATTGATGGTATTGAGTTAAATTTGCACTATGAGGAAAGGAGCAAGGATGGAGAGACTGACAGAAAGAAAAAGAAATTTTAATGGCACTGCTATGAGCAAAAAGTCAATGATAGACAGAGAAGGATATCCTGCGGTAAGTGATTATGCATCAAAAGTACTTACAAAATTAGCAGATTATGAGGATGCCGAAGAGCAGGGATTGCTCTTGCGGTTGCCGTGTAAGGTGGGAGATAAATTATATCGTATAACTCCATATGCAAAAGAACCGATTATTACAACACACGTTTTACAAATAAATATCAAGCAGTTTTTCAATGAAAAAATAATTGTAAGAATTGATGTCATGGATAAAATGGGTGAAAGTTGTTATTTCTTAGATGATATAGGTAAAAAAGTATTCTTATCGAGAGAGGAAGCCGAAGCCAAACTGGCAGAAATGGAAGGTGCGGAATGAAGAGAGAAGAAGCTATCAAATTATTAAATGATATCCATAGTCAGTGTTGTGATACGGCAAATATCCTTTGCACACTTGATGCTGATAAAAGATGTGATGCATTACAGCTAGCAATCACCGCCTTACAGAATCAGCCGGTGTGGATTCCGGTAAGCGAGAGACTGCCGGAAGAACTTGTTCCAGTTAATGTGACATGGATAAACAGAAGTCCGGTACCGTATTACGCAGAGATAAAGGATGTTCCGATGGCTGCGACTGCTGTTTACTACGATGGAAAGTGGTACTGGTGGTCGACTGTTTGCGTTGATTATCTTGAAGAATACGGAGAATATAGCATTGATTTGGTTGACGAGGGAATTGATATTGTAGCTTGGATGCCACTGCCGGAGCCGTACATGGAAAGTGAGTAAGAAGATGGCAAATAGACACACATTACATAGCAACAAATTATATGCTTTTAGCAAATGGCTTATCAAAACCGGATGGACGATTGAAGAACCGAAAGGTATATGGGAAGTATTAAGAGCGAAAAAGGCAGGAAGACAGAACCCCTTGATTGTCTATCAAAAAATGAACAAAGAGCATTTAAGCGTGCTGGACAGAGATATTGATGTCATCAAGAGATTTTTGCAAGAAAAGTAGGTGGAAGATGGTGAAATGTAATAACTGCAAGAATTTAGAAACAAAGGATAATGGGTTTGATGCGTATTCATGGTGCGAGAAAATCAACGACTGTCCGCATGAGGACATAGAAAGAGATTGCGAGCACTACTCCCCTATGACCAACGCAGACCGGATCAGGAGCATGACTGACGATGAGCTGGCAGATTTTTTAGTGACAGTAGAAACATACGGTTATCACGACCAGAGCATATCGGGAACCTACGAGATGAATGAATGGCTCAGGGCAGAAAGCGAGGAATGAGGATGCAAGATAGATATTTATTCCGTGGAAAGCGGATTGATAATGGAGAATGGGTACATGGTTACTTGTTTGATGATGGATTTGAAAATGGAAGAGTATTTATTGGCGGAATTGTTATTGAAAAATACAATGGAACTGCTTGCGATGATTGGAATGTTACTGGTATAAATTTCTACGAGATAGACCCGAACACTATCTGCCAGTGTACCGGACTTAAGGACAAGAACGGCAAGCTGATTTGGGAGAATGATATTGTTAAACATTACAATGATGGAGCACATCCAGAAAATTATTGCACTGGCACTGTACTTTGGGATGAAAATTATGCTGAATTTTATCGGACAAGTAATGAGTATGGATTATCAAAGCCACGTATAAACAGGGATTGTATTTATGAGGTTATCGGAAACAAATTTGACAATCCGGAACTGTTGGAGGAGTAATATGGCGACATGCAAACGCAAAAATCGTAATTGTCGGTATGAGTATAATCAAAATTCTTACCAGTGCAAGAAATGTATTGAGGAAAATTTAAATCAATATCCGATTACCTGCGAAGATTGTCATTACGGTGGTTGGGGAATATGCAATAAAAGGGGTAAGAATCAGCGGAGAATGAGACCTTGTGAGGATTTTAAATGGAGTTAAGGAGGGTAGCCATGACGGAGAATGAAGCAATAGAAAAATTACATGCATATCTTGAATGTGAAAGCCGTAGAGCAAAAATTGTAAGTTGTAATGAAAGTTGCGATGATTGCGAATTATGTTATATGCAGGGTACTGGTGCTGAACACATTACAAGTGTGAAAACAGCAATTAAGGCACTGGAAGAGGTGCAACAGTACCGCCAGATCGGAAAGATTGGCACCTGTAGAAATGCCGTTGAGATCTGCAAAGCTATGATCGAGCGTGGGATTGACCAGGACAATATCGCAGAATACATAAAATTTGAGGATAACCTAGTGCAGAGAGGGTACGACCTCAAAAAGCTGATTGAGATGATGGAGGAGCATAAGCAGTACCGTCAGATCTGCACGGTGGAGGAATGTTTGCGGAATAAGGATTTCTTGGATTTCCTTGCGGACAAGATGAACCCGAACGATTTTGAAACATATTTGAGTATGTACAATTCATCTGGCGAGAAACAGGAGGATGAACGATGGGAAAATTGATTTATGCGAATAAATTAAAAGCGGATTTAGAAAAAGCAATTTCAAAGAATGAAGATATGGATTGCTTAGACTTTTTACGCATTGCTTCTGTTACAGATGCCCAGCCTACCGCCTACGACCCGGACAAGGTTGTGGAGCAGTTGGAAGAACGCACAGCATTCCTTAAAGACTGTACGAAGTATGGAAATAAGACAGCAGAGCAGCAGTCAAAATCCTACGACACTATGATGATGTATGAGGTCAAGGATTTGGTAGATGATTTGTTGGAGATTGTAAAGGCAGGTGGTTCAGATGGCAATTAAGCCGATTTTATTCAATACAGAGATGGTTCGGGCAATTCTGGATGGGAGAAAGAGTTGTACGAGAAGAATAATTAAACCACAACCGCAAGGATATTTTGAAGTAAGCGAAGAACCGCTGTATATATATGATACAGACGGAAAACAAGGCAAAATTACACCACCATATCAGCCGGGCGATATCCTGTATGTCCGAGAGACATGGCGTGTTGGAGCATGGGATATATTCAATCAAATGATAGCCTTTGACTATAAAGACGGCACTTGCGGAGAATTAACTTACATACATGACCGGGAGCTGTTTGATAGGTTAGTAAATCAATCCAGAAATGATGCCAGACAAGCAAAATGCGAATACAACGGTGCGGATTTTGTCTGGGAGAAAGGAAAATCGCCTTGCCGTTGGCACCCATCCATCCACATGCCGAAAGAAGCCGCACGTATCTGGCTTAAGGTTACGGATGTGAGAGTGGAGCGGTTGCAGGATATTACAGAGGAACAAGCATGCATGGAGGGAACAGACCCGTGGGATGAAGTATGTTACGAAAACAACGGATGGCATCCAACGTTTTCAGACCCAGACAGTGGTGGAGACCCTAATATGGTCGATGGATTTCATAAACTTTGGAACTCCACCATCAAGAAATCCGATCTTGACCGTTATGGTTGGGATGCTAATCCGTGGGTGTGGGTAATTGAATTTGAACGGTGTGAGAAGCCAAAAGGAGTGTGATGCAGATGGAACCCATTGATTACACCGCCCTGTACGAGCAGAATGAGGACTTTAAGCGGTACGTTGACAGATATTGCATCAAGCACAGAATCAGCGTTGAAGAAGCCTTACAGCACTATCTAGTGCAGATGGCGGGCAGGATGTACAAGGAGCAGGAAGAAACTATTGTAAGAAAGGAATAACGAATGCCCGGTAAACCGGGTTGGTGCGCAGTGAATAGGGGTGGCGTACCGAAAAATTACAACACCGTGGCTATAAGGCTTATTGATAAGCGTATGTAGAGCAAACGAATGGTGATCCACGATACAGCATTTGTAGCGTGGTGTTATGACAGAAAAGCTAAAGGTATGTTGGATCAGCGCAGGAGTATCATCCTTTATGGCAGGATACCTTGCAGGAGATGTTGATAAGTGGATTTACATTGACATTGCCGACCAACATGAGGATAGCATGAGATTTATCAAGGATTGCGAAAAGGCAATCGGAAAAGAAATTGAGGTACTTAGATCTACGGAATATGGATGTGTGGAAGAATGTGTCCGAGCGTTCGGAGGATTCCGCAGCGCAGGCAACGGATTTGCCCCATGTACTAACTGGCTGAAAAAGCGTGTCCGTAAGCAATGGGAGCAGGAGCATAAGCAATACGACCTGACTTATGTGTGGGGATTTGACCTGAAAGAGCGCAACCGGGCAGAGCGGACAGTAGAATCTAATCCGCAAGCGGAGCATGAATTTCCTCTGATTGACCGGAATCTGTCAAAGGAAGAGGTTCACGGACTGTTTGAGAGAACATTTTCTTTTCCTCGACCGAAGATGTATGACATGGGATATCCGAACAACAACTGCATCGGATGTGTCAAGGGTGGTATGGGGTATTGGAACAGGATCCGCAAGGACTTCCCGGAAGTGTTTGAGAGCCGGGCACAGTTGGAACGACTGGTTGGGTACTCCATTCTGAAAGATAGTGACGGGACGCCGTTATATCTCGATGAACTGGATCCCAACCGTGGAGACATGAACACAGAAATATTCCCGGATTGTGGAATCATGTGCTATTTAGCACAGAAATAACAGGAGGATAACAAAATGAATAACAATGTATGTTGCGAAGCAAAAGTTGAAAAACCGATGTGCGTTGCTGACTATGAGCATGAGCGGAAAGAATTTGATCCGGAAGTGTATTGGAAATGCAAGGAGTACTTGGATAAGGTAAGAAATTAAGTATGTAACTTAGTATTTAGCAAAGGAGTTAAGCGAGAAATGTGGTCACACGATGAACAGAAAGAAATAAATGACAGCTACGCTGTTATGGCAAGAATAACGTGTAAATATTGCGGAGCAGTAGTACACAAATATGTGGAAAGCCATTATACAGGCGGTTCCAAGTGTGTGATATTGGCAAAGTACTGTAGATTTTGCGGTAATGCTCTTAGGATTTAGTGGAGGAATACTATGGACAATGAGATTATTTCCTTCAATCTAGCAAGAATCGAGCGAGGAAGAGAAAAGCTGTGCAAATGCGATCCACCTCATTACGAGGTCGATACGGTAAACAGGATCGTAAGCTGTCAGGATTGCGGAGCTACGGTAGATGATTTTGATGCTCTGCTTACATTGGCGAGGCGGTATGAGCTGCTGGAGGATGAACAGCGTAAAATGCTATCTAAAGCCAAAACATACAGTGAACTGGCAGATGCTGAATTCAAACGGATGCGAAAGAATAAAGTATTCCGAGAAATGGAGGAACATTACAGAAAAGGTTTATATCCTATATGCCCTAAATGCGCAGAACCCATTGATCCGGTAGATATTTGGGAATGGACAGCGCATCTGGAGTAAACTGAAATAGAGGGTCAGCCGTTTGACCGTTCAAGATGACCTTATAAACTTCTGAGACGGTACCACGATATTTAGCCTTCTGTCGAAAAACGAAGGACGGTTTTGCTGTTTTTGCGATGAGAAAGCAGCATTTAAACTGAAATTTAGCAAAGGAGACTGGCTTATGAAGTTGTCAAAACTGACTAAGCCAGAACTTGAAGAAATCTTCCGGAACGCCAATTTCACGGAAGAGGAAGAGAAAGTGTTTTGGGATTTGTCTAAAGGAATTTCTCAAAAAGAAATATCCTTTAGACATTCCATTTCTGTAACTACTGTAGAAAGAAGAGTAAGGTCTATAAAAAATAAACTTAAGCGGTTAGAAGGTGATAGATTTGGAACTTTCTGATATGGAAATATTGCAATATGCCGTTAGCAATGGTATGATTGACACGGAATCTTTGCAAAAAAGCATTGAAATGAAAAAGAAAGAGGAGTATCTGAAGAAACACCAATACGCAATCAACAAAGGCAAAGACGGATACTGGAGAACTTATTTGCCAGATGAAGAAAAAGGAAGGAGACTTGTAAAAAAGAAAAGCGAGGAAGATATCAAAGAAGAAGTTATTGAGTTTTACTACCAAAAAGAGCAAAATCCAACAGTTACAGAAGTGTTTTACGAATGTGAAGACCGGAGATTGTCTCTTAAAAAGATATGTAAAGCAACATACGACAGAGACGAGAGATATTTTCTCAGACACTATGGAGAGTTGGGAAAGCGAAGAATAAAATCAATATCAGAAGATGAATGGGGGGATTTTTTAGAGGAAGAAATTGCCGATAAAGAGTTGACACCTAAATCATTTTCCGGTCTAAAAGGAATTACAAGAACATTTCTTAAAAGAGCGAAAAAACGCAAACTTATTGATTTTAATATCGTAGAACTGTTTGATAATCTTGACGTATCTGATAGTGATTTTAAAAAAGTAATAAAAGAAGACTATGAAGAAGTATTCGACGAATATGAAACTGATGTAATGATTAAGTATCTTGTCAGCCACCTTGATACTTCTAATGTTGCGATATTGCTTATGTTTTTAACTGGCGTACGTATCGGAGAAGTTGTAACATTAAGGCATTCCGATTTTTCTGATAATACTTTTAACGTTCGCAGAACGGAGACGAAGTATAAAGATGAAAACGGAAACAATGTTGTTGAAGTAAAAGAGTATCCTAAAACCAAGGCAGGAATCAGAACAGCAATTATACCAAGTGATTATGTATGGATTTGCGATAAAATAAAACACATGAATCCGTTTGGAGATTACATTTTTACAAAAAATGATATTAGGATCACCGCACAGGCGGTTAGACAAAGGCAGAAAAGGCTTTGCAGGAAATTGAAAATTTATCCAAAGCCACCGCACAAAGTAAGAAAGACATATGGAACTATTCTTATGGATAACAATGTGGATAAGAGACTTGTTATGGATCAGATGGGGCATACAGATATTATGACATCAGAAATACACTATCATAGGAACAGGAAAACCATTGAAAAGAAATCGTCTATTTTGAGTAGTATACCAGATTTACAGGCAAGGTGATTTGACTACTATTTTTGCGAAAGTAGTCAAAAGTAATCAACAAAAAACACCTAGAAAGCCAGTAAATATGCGGAAAGTAAGAGGAATAGAGTGGGGTTCGAGCCCCCTTGCTTCCACTCGAAAAAGCTGATAAAATGGGCATTCCCGGGCAACGGGTAGTCGGATAGTAGTCAAAATAGTAGTCAAGCCTAAAACGAAAGGAGTTTTTTGCAAAGATTCCAATAATTTTATATTGAATGAAATGTGACGGATACATGACGGGTATACCGTCTTTTTTTATGCCAAAATTTAAGCATAAGGAGGGATGACCTTATGGGAAAATTCAAATTTTCAGATGAAACACTGGAACATATATTCAGCAAAGAACGTACAAGGGAAGTGCCGATTAAGTATCAATCAATCATGGTTCATGTGATCGAGGAAGTTTTAGGAGAAACGGGTAATGCTTATGAATTTCAGTCCGTTGGGACTTATGAACAAGCCGACATATCAGACACTTGATGAAGTTGAAATTGCGAAACAGATAGAATCAATGGAAGAAAGGGAGAATAGCCATGCCGCAGCCGATTATGAATCCGAACTATTTCAATCCGCAGTATAGAACACCTATGTACGGACAGTTTATGCCACAACAGGAGCAATTCCAACCACAGCAATTTATGCAACAGCCACAGCAAAACACAGTACAGATGTACGGTCGTATTGTACCGGCGCAAGAGTGCATAGCACCGAATGAGGTTCCTATGGATGGAAACACAGCATTTTTCCCAAAACAGGACCTGTCGGAGATCTATGCTAAATCCTGGGGAGCAGATGGGAAAATCTATACAAGGCTTTACAAGCCTGTTTTAGATGCAGACACTAACAATTTACCGTCAGACACAGAAAAGGCGAAATTTGACCTATCAGACGAAGCCACAGCGGTATTTATGAAGCGTTTCGATGAACTGGAACAAAAGATTGAACAGTTGAAAACTTCGCAAACGCAAAGGAAAACTCCACAATCGCAAAGAAAGGATGATGCAGAATGAAAATGATGAATCCTATGCAGATGCTCAAAGGGATGGGAAATTCACAACAAATAATTCAAGGGATTATGGGAAATAGTCAGATGATGCAAAACCCCATGATTAGAAATGTAATGGGAATGGCGCAAAAAGGTGACATATCAGGTGTTGAAAATTTTGGCAGAAATATTGCTAAGGAACGTGGCGTAGATTTTGATTCTGAATTTGAAAAATTCAAGCGTCAATTTCCTATGAAGTAGATACTAAATTCTTGCAAGATTAAGTATAAAAAATCTTATATGGAGGTAAAAATTATGTTTGAGAGTAACAATACTCCCTTTACCATGCCTGTTATTCCAGCTAATGGCGGATACGGTAACAACGGTGCATGGGGTGAAGATGGTGCATGGTGGATTATTATTTTCGTCCTTTTCTTCGCTTTTGGCGGTTGGGGCGGTAATGGATGGGGCGGTAATGGCTCTAATTCCAGTTACTACACCGATTCTGCATTGCAAAGAGGGTTCGACACCCAGTCTATCATCGGTAAACTGGACGGAATCAACAACGGTCTGTGTGACGGATTCTACGCTGTAAACAACGGTATGCTTACCGGATTTAATGGCGTAAATACCAACATTTTACAGACTGGCTATGGAATCCAACAGGCTATCAATGCAGACACCGTAGCAGGAATGCAGAATGCTAACGCTTTACAGGCACAGTTAGCACAGTGTTGCTGCGATACCCGTGAAGCTATCCAGGGTGTAAACTACAATATGGCAACGAATACTTGCGCATTGCAGAACACCATGAATAACAACACAAGGGATATCATTGATAATCAGAATGCCGGCACTAGAGCAATTCTTGATTACTTATGTGCAAAAGAAAATGCGGATTTGAGAGATAAGGTGCAGAAACTTGAACTTTCTGCTTCACAGGATAGACAGAATGCACTTCTGACTACTGCAATGACAGCACAGACACAGCAGATTGTCAACTCTGTAAATCCTACAGCTATTCCAGCTTATATTGTTTCTAATCCTAACGCTTACGCTTATGGCTGCAGTTGCAATACCGGCTGTAATTGCTAAAACTGAATAATTGAGTATCTTAATTGAGTTAACTCGATTATGTCTGCTATGCAGAATTACTGACAACATGGGGCAGACTATATGGTTTGCCCCTTTGATTTTGAAAGAGAGGTATTTATTATGGCTGAATATACAGCAGTAGCATTACAGACTGTGGCAGCAGGAGCAGACGTTGCTTTTACCGAAACTGCCGTAAATGGAAGTGGTTGTATCACTCACAGAGAGGGATCCGGAATTGTGAAGTTAAGAGGTATCACTAATCAGTGCCGTGCAAGATTCCTTGTAAGTTATTCCGGCAACATTCAGATTCCCACGGGTGGAACTGTTGAGGAAATTTCCCTTGCGCTGGCAGTAGACGGAGAACCTTTACAGTCCACAAGAATGATTGTAACTCCTGCAGCTGCAGAGAATTTATTTAATGTTTCTGCACAGGCTTACATTGATGTTCCTCGTGGATGCTGCAGTACGGTAGCGGTTCAGAACACTTCCACACAGGCTATTGAGGTACAGAACAGTAATTTAATTGCCGTTCGTGAAGCGTAGGAGGTGAAAATCATGGATGTTAAAAGAATGCATGAAATGATTGAAAAACTTTCTGAATGCGCTAAAACGCAGTTTGACAAGGGCATCGACCATGTAGACACTTGCGAAATGGGAAAAGTCATCGACATGATGAAAGACTTATCCGAAGCAATCTACTACCGTGAGCTGACAAAAACCATGCAGGAATATGACCCGGACGAAAACATGGAAATGTTTGATCGTTACGGTGACGGTGGCAAACGGTACTATGACCATTACCGCTATGCTGACGGCAGATTTGCACCTAAAGGTCGTGGAACCTACCGCAGAGGTTATGAAGAGCCACCCTATTACCACATGACCCCGGAAATGTATCACCGTGACATGGACAGAGACATGGGGCGTATGTATTACACGGAAACTTCTTCATCCGGTATGCGTGATGCAAGAGAGGGCAGGAGTGGCATGAGCCGCAGAACCTACATGGAAAATAAGGAACTGCATAAGGCGAATACACAGCAGGACAAAGAAGCAAAAGTCCGTGACCTGAACACATACATGACCGAACTTGCAAACGACATGACGGAGATCATCAACGATGCAACACCGGAAGAAAAGACGGTACTGCGGAACAAGTTGTCTGCACTGGTAACAAAAATCGGTTAAAACACTTAAGGGGCTTATTTAGCCCCTTTTATGTTGGAGGTGGTAAAGTTGTTCACGATAAATGGAATGGACTGGAATTTAAGCCGTGTACACAGTCACAGTCCTATGCTTATGCGTTCTGATGGTACATATACGTTTGGCATGACCGACAGGAACACAAGAGATATTTACATATCAAATATGATTCATGGTAATTTCTATGACCGTGTGCTGTGCCATGAATTGTGCCATGCGTTCTGCCTGTCTTACAATCTGAATATGGATATTCAGACAGAAGAGATTGTTGCCGACTTTTTGGCTACCTACGGAAGAGAAGTGTTTGCACTGGCTGATGAACTGATAAGCGGATACATGGAAATAATGGCATAGAAAAGACCCCTGTTATGGGGTCTCTTCTTTTGATTTTTTCCTATTTAAACACTCTTTAGCCCATGCTTTTCTTTCTTCTTCAAAATGTATTTGCTCCGCAGACTTAAAATTTATAAACTCTTTAAACATTATTTCGGTTTGATACCCAAACAAGTAATCATAAATCTTTTCCATCACATCAGGGTAGAACCAAAATATTTGATAAAGATATATTGGTTTATGATCCGGTAATATGTGTTCACTACTTACATAAGATTCCCACAGATAATCCAAATTGAAATATTGACTAACATGATGATAGATATAGGAAAATAAGGTGTAAAAAATGCCTTTTTCTTTTGAAAATTCAGCAAGAGATTCTAAAAATCTATACTTTGACTGCTTTTCGAAAAAATATTCTCTTTCAGATTGGCTAACCTTTGTATATCCATGAAGCATATTTACCATTTTATATAAATTTTCGTTGCTATCTTGTGGAACAATATTTGAAAAATATAGATTTGCATTTTTTATTTCTTCCATTGCGTATTCAAATTTCATCTTGAACAATTCTCCGTTTGAAATCCTATATTTTTCAAAATATTCATGCAATTTCTTTTCATTATAATCAAAATTACTGTGAGAACAAGAAATTGCAACTCTTCCAGTCTTACCTTTGCTGTAAAATTCGCATTGCTTCGACAAGTCTTTTATTCTATTATAAGGTCTTCGAGTCTTACCTATTTTTACATCATTTTTGTATTCAATAATGTATAAATAACCAGTTCCCATGTTAGTGAATGGCTTTTCTTCTTTGATTTTGATATATTCTTTGAAACTGTATATATTCCATTCTCTGACAGCCAGTTCTGTTCCCTCAACGTTTACCAGTTCCGTCATATTCTTTCACCAACCTTTCAATTCGTTTCAATTTATCTTTCAGTCTTTCATTTTCAGCTACCACGGCACTGTATGATTCTACCATGTGGTCGTATCGTTCCTTTGGAATGGAAATCAGCATAAAACTTTTCATAAGACATTTCTCCTTTTCTTTGAAAATAGGACACAACCTATCTGTTATGGGGTGGGGAGATAAGCTGTGCCCTATGGTTGCAGAGATTTCAAATTTTTGCCACTGTGCCGTTTTCAGTGACATTGTTCGCTACTTGTTCGCTACCGTGAATACGGGTTATTTGGACACGACATACAGTTACCGAAATCTCTGTTGATTCTCTCTCGGAAAAATGGTATTATAGATTTACCATCTCTTTGAGAGTGGTGCAGAAGAGTGATTGCTAAAGTTTTTTGCGGACTGGCAATCACTTTTTAATTGTTACCGATTTCTTCATCAACTTTGGTATTAAACCATTCCTTTTTAGTGATTCCTTTTTCAGAGAGTTTTTCTTCTAACTTGTCAAACTTCTCTTTTTCAATTTCGACACTAAAGTTTTTGGTATTCTCCCTCCGCTTTTTCATGTAATCGGCTCTGCTCTTAGGTGCTATGATTATCACCTCCTTGTTACGAGTTACATTATATAGCGTTACGAGTTACAAGTCAAGAGTTTTTTTAGAAAAATAAAAATAGAGCCGTTTCAGCCCTATTTCTAAAGAGAATTTCTATTTTACAATTCATACTGCGGATATGCCTTTTCCCATACGGACTTGTGATAAGTGTTCACTTCGCCATAATTTGCATCGAATATCTTTTTTACTTCATATCCCATTGTAATTCCGGTAGCTTTCAGCTTTCTCCAGTCAAAACGTTTCCATGATACACCATTCAGAGCCGCTACACGTTTAATAGAGTACCAGTCCTTGGAAGTATCAAGCTGTGCTTTCAATTCCTCTTCCCGGTCAAGGCTTTCCAAAAGTTGTGCCACAGCATCACGATAAGTCATAGGTACATTCGGTGTAGACTGCTCCAAAGAATATGTTCCGGTTTTGCGAATGGATGGTAAAACCTCATCGAATATCCAACTTTCAAACTTTTCAGAAGATGGTAATTCACTGTGAGAAATAAGCCTATACATATCTCCCTCTGGAATCACATTTACCTCTATCGTTTTGGTTTCACTTTGTGGATGAGGTATACTGTATTTTGCCGTATACCTACAATGAGCAGAAATTGCATCCGATGGTCGTTTATATCCAAGTGCCTTTGCTATATCAGTTGCTACAAAATAAGGTTTCCCATCAATCATAACGGTTCTTACATCACCAAATTCATTGTTGCTAAATACTTCCAGTTCATTCATTTTCATTACCTCCCGTAGTCTTATATGAGAGGGTAGAAGATCATAAAAATAAGCCCACTACCCCTGTTACTGTTGGAGTAGCGAACTTCCAATCTTTTTTTGGTCTGTCTTTATTCCGGGTCTTGGTTGCAATCTAGGCTGTTTAAGCAGCTTTCACTCACCGGACATGATGCAAGACTTCCTAACTGACACATATTATATCATGCAGAACATGGGTTCGCAACATAAAAAATAAGAGCACCCTTGCGGATGCCCTTAAAATCCTATATTCTATTGTAATTTGAGTACTTCTTTGTTTCCAGTCCAAATGCTTGTTTCATATTCCAGTTCAATGCTCTGCGCATCCTGCGGAACTACAAATGCAATCTTGTAAGATGTTTTTCTGCCGCTTGAAAGATTTGCATTCAACGAAGAACTATCAACAACACTGTAATTTTGCTCACAATCTGTATCGTCTGCGTAACACTGAAAATCGTAGATGCTTACATACTTATCATCTTTGCTGTTGTTCTGATAAGAAACATCAATCATAATGTATTTTGTTCCATCAGCAGGAGCGTTCCAACCGTATTCATCCTCATAATCAGTGTAGTCAAGGTCAAAATCATTAATAGTGACTTGCAAGCCGTCCGCATCGAATGTGTAACCGGGAGAAATAACAGTACCACTGGGTGCTTCTACCTCTTCAACCTTTGATTCCGGTGTACTTTCTGATACTGCGGTAGAACTTTCTTGTATTGCAGAAACAGATGCCTGTGTGCCGGTAGATTCCTTGTTACTATCGGATACACTATTTACAAACAATGCCATAATGGCAAAAATAATAATTCCGATAATAGAGCAAGTCAGTCCTGCGATAGCAGTGCCGTGTTTCTTGTCTTTCTGACATAATGCAATGATAGCAAGAACAGCACCTATAATTCCCGGCACAATTCCAAAAGCTATACAAGCTGTCAAAATACTGATGATTCCTAAAATCATCGAAGCAATTCCTAAACCACTTTGTTTCATAGAGTAATTACCCCTTTCATTTTGGATTTTATAGAATTTTAACACATTTGTGATATTCTGTCGATAAATAGATGTGAAGTATTGAAAAAAATTTAATGTGTTTCTTTTGATACCCCCGTAGGTCTGTATTTTCAACCGAAAATCTCGTTTTCAGAGGTTTTTGAAAGAAAAATTTTTCTACAATTTTCGTGCTAAAAATTTTCAATCCCCCCGGGGTAGCACTTTTCAAGCTGAAAAATCCGTTTTCAGAGTTTTTTCGCAGATTTTTTCAGACCGATTCAAGGTGCGGAACACCTGTTCACTTCTGCGGTGCGAGTCCTGGACCTGTCACACGGTCACCGTGTCGCAGCTTTCGCAAGGTCTCCGACTGCCGAAAGCATGGAATCATACGCAGACCGCAACAGCTCCGAAGATTCCGGAGACATACCACCGGCGGCGCTCTCCACCCGAATGACGGTTTCCAGCCGTTCCCCGGCATCCGATACGCTCTCCATAATGTCGTATACATGACCGATTCCCACTTTTCGCATTTTGATAAAATCCCCCTTGTAATATTTGATTGTACACCAAGACAGCGCAAGCCGTCAATACATCCGGGCACCGGACCCGGTGGAAGAGTAGCACAAATAGACCGCCAAGCCGGCAGCAGATCCAACGGAACACGACAAAAAGACGGTTGTAAGCCGTCTTTTATCTGTTTTCAAGTTCAAAAATTGCCCACCTCAGGGCGGCTGCTGTCTCCGTGTCTTTTTCTCGGTCCGCACGCTCTAGCAGATTGTAAAGTCTTTCAAGGTTCTTTTCTTTCATCATGGTTACCTCCTTTTTCAATTTTTGGGTAAAATACACCCATAAAGCCATTGCCGGGCATCGCTCCCGGCTGGCATCCTCTGCAATGGCTGTCAAGGTTCAAAATCTATAATTCCTAAATAAAATTGATCTTTAAAGTTATTAAAAAAATGATCTTTTAAATCTGATAATGTTTTTTCTCCATTTTTTAACGATTCAAAATCACTCAACACCATTTCATCAGTATAATTTGCATATTTATTATAACTAATTGATATCCTAAATTTTTCCCCGGATTTTACCCATCCACAACAACCGGAATTTTTAGCAACTGGATATGCACCTATCTCATAGCCATATAAATCCATATAATCTTTTGTATTTTTGTCGTGCCAATCCTCTAGTTGTATTACTGTACCGTCAGGCATTGCCGAAATTTCTATAATTTTCATTTTCTCGTTCCTCCATATTTTTAATTTTTGGGTAAATTCCACCCATAAAACCGCCGCCGGTAGTGATCCGGCGGGCATCCTCTGCGGCGGCTATTGTTCGATGATTTCAAAGCATTTTTTTATTTCTTCCAGGCTGTGACAGCATTCCCCACCTGGATAGCGATATATAGCCATATAATCTCCACCGCCTAGAGGTTGCATATCTTTCAAATATGCTCTATATCCTCCGTTGCCTTTTATAATTTTTGGGTATCCGTCTTTTCTCATTTTTTCAATAATTGTCATGTCCTTATTTCCTCCATATTTTCATTTTTTCCCGTTCTCGGGTAAAAGCAAGCCGGGGAATCGAACCCCGGTGAAAACCAACCTTGCCGATTATTTGCTTGCTAAAATCTCCCTTGCTAATAAATCCCAGTAAAGGCTATCGCCGCGCTTGTCAAGCCACTTTTCGGCTTCTTCTGTGCTTTCGTCTAACCATTCAGCCATAAGCTGGATGATGTCATAATAACTATAATCAACGCCGACGCCTAAACCTCTTAACCATTCTATGCAAGCGTTACGCTCTCCAAGTCTTGCAATCGCCCAGCCGTATTCACTTATAAACTTTTCCTTAATGTCCTTAATTGTGTTAAGCTCTTCGCTCTGTGCAACCTCTACTAAATAATTTTTAACTGCTACCTTAACTTCCTTGCTGTTTGTTCTTCTCATTTCTTTTTACCTGTGCTATAATATAGCTACCTTTCTTTTTTGATTGGTGCCGGTGTTCGCTTGGTAGGTGTCACCGGCTTTTTTATTTGTTGATATTATAATAGCAAATGCAAGGCACAAAAACAATAGGCAAAATAGACAAAATGCAAGGCACAAAATATAGAAATATTTATGGAAAGTGTATAAGGCACAAAAAATATTGCTTAAGATGATAATAAGCACGATTTGTTGTTGACATATAAGGCACAAAACTATATAATATAATCATACTTATATATAGGAGGCATCCAAAATGGAGACAAAAACTACAGAAGCAAAACGAAAAGCCATTTATAAATACGATGACAAGTTCGAGCGGATCAACTGCCGGCTTGCGAAAGGCACTAAAGACCGCATAAAGGCGCTAAAATATAGCGCAAATGACTTTATAAAATTAGCAGTAGCGGAAAAGTTGGAGAGAGAAGAAAAAATTTTGAAATAAGGCACAAAAATATATTGACATATAAGGCACAAAATGTTATAGTGATATCACGATATCAAACAAGTGATATCACACTAATGATATCATGATATCACAGCAACGATATCACATTAATGATATCATAAAAAACTAATGATATCACATCAATGATATCACAAGAAAAGGAGGTGCTAAAATGTCGGAAACATTTAACCAAATGATTAGATTCCCGAAAGACCTAGAACCGCAGATCAAAGCGCAGGCAGAAAAGAACGGTTTAAGTGTAAACCAGTTTGTTATAGGTGCCGTGATCACAGCATTGCAACCAGTACAACCGCAGACAGTGACAGAGCAACCGAAAGAAACGCCCGTGACAGGCTCTAGAAGCCCCTTAAACGAGAAAATCGCACTCATGCAGGCAAATGAACGGCTACACGCTTTACAAGCCAAAACAGCGGCAGAAAGAGCCGCTAGAGAGCACGGAGAAGTTGCGCCAGTTGTTAAACATCCTCCGAAATGGGCAGGTTTACCCGGACAGCGGCCAGATGAAAGCAATGTTGAATGGGTAGAGCGCAAGAGGAAAGAAGCGGAAGAAATTTATAAACAAGGTATGGAACGAATACAAAGAGAAAAGGAGCAAACGAAATGAAAGGAACACCGGAGCAGATTGCAGCAAAGAAAGCCGCCCGGATCCGTTCAAACGTCCGGCAGTTCTTCCGGTACTACCGGAATCAACTGGAGCAGACGGGAAAGCCGGCTTTAAAAGAATTTAACCGGGCAGAACTCCAAGCACTGGAGACGGTGCAAGCGGAAACACTCCAAGCACTGGACAACATGACAGATTTGGAGTTATTGACCAGCAAAACCGCATACGGTGACAGGGCGTTAATTGACCGGATCACAGCGAGAGCGGAACGGATAAGAAGAACAGAAAGAGCAACAGCATAAACAGGAATTAAGCAGGTGTAACAGCCTGCTTTTCTTGATCTATTTTCACTGTGATATTTTAACGTGCTAAATTTTGTAGACAAATTGTAGACATTTTGTAGACGCAGATTAAATAAAGGGAGATTAGATTAAATAAAGGTTAGATAAAATAAAAATAAATAAATGCAGAAAGATATTGATATACCAAGTATATATAAATACTAGAGCTGTCTGTCTACCACCATATACCCATCTGCAAATATTACCTGTCTGTCTGTTAAATAATCCCATTTGTCAAATTTAACCGGATGATATTTTTTAATCGCATGATTTTTATTTGCTCAGGATCACCGGCAGACATACCACAATAACAAATCGTCAAATGCGTAAAAGGTTGTTGTAGATTTATAAATAGCACTTATGGTATGATAAAAGCAGTTAGGGAGCCGACGTTAACACGGTGCGAGTGACAGCGGAGCAAATCCAACCCCCTCTGGATACGCAGCCGCCCAGATTGTAACCAAGACCACCGGAGCCGGCAGACCGGAAACGACAAGAAGTCACTAGCTTGTCACTTTTTTAGATTTATGTTTTTACCTGATCTGTGGAGGAGATCAAAAGACATAGGTTTATTGAGTGATGCTTGTGATTTTTTTATTGCAGATTTCAGGAGGTGTAGAGCGGTGCAGGACGTCAGAGAGATTCCAAACATTGACGAGATTAAAAAAAATATCCGGAAATACTTTGACGATTATTGTGCAGCTTATGGCATCGATGACATGAGATCACAACGGCAACCGGTTTTTAATGGTGCCATGCAATATATATATAACAATTATATAAGACCTAGTAATGTATTAAAAGATATACCCCAAAACGTAGTGGATAATAGTATCAACCAAATGCTAACTAACTACAATGCGTACAACATAGATCTGTTGTATGAGGTTTATTTATATCTTAGGGAGTTAGCTAATGCTTATGATATGACTGCTACAGCTGATACATTTAAGATATTAACAGGGATATCTAAACAGGCTTTAAGTGCCTGGAGGACTAAATCAAGTACATCGAGCATGGACGAGGTCAGAAAAGCTTTTGTAAATTGGTTAGATGATGCAGATTGTGATCAGCTTGTTGCTTTTAATCTGCGGAATGCGCTGGGAGCAACGGAACGATTAAACAACGACCACGGGCGGAAACAGACCACACAGCAAGAGATTGTACACAAGATAACCAGGACAGCCGACCAACTTCCACGATTAGACACAAATTTTGGACAAAATACATCAATGTTGACCGATTCCGGAGCGTATG